ATCGGCATCAGGACCGCGAAAGCGCACGGATAGGCCGGAAAAGTAACACCGGCCGGTGCTTCGCCGTTATGGTGGATATGCGCGGGCAATGAACCCTTGCCGCCTAGCAGCTTGCCGATCTTGCCTAGGTCGGCAACATAGGCCGGATTAAATTGCGCTGCGACGCCCGATAGGTCGCCTTGCGGGATAACGCGACGCCATTCAGGGAAAGTGCCGTCAACCGGCTGGCAGGCAAGGTCGCGGCATTGCGTCGGCGATATGTCGATTGTTTTGTTTTTATAGCCAGCCAGCGCGCGCTTGATGACGTCGCTAGGGATAATCCAGCCGGTGAACTCAGGCACGTCGCTAACGTCTATCTTACCACAGAATAGCCGGTGACCGTCGGTCGAAACTAGATAGCCTTTCGGATCTACATAAACGCCGTTTAGATAATAGCGTGTTTGCTCGGTTGACGCGCAGATAAGAGCCGCGCGCAACAGATCGGCGTTGACGGTGATGATTGTTTCGTTTGTCATGGTTTACTGTCCTTTACTTTACTGGATTGTGATTGATTAATTGACGCGGCTGATACCGAAACTGTTCTTACCCTTGCCGTAGTGCAGCTTGAATTCGAAACCGGCGTCGTTGCGGTAGACGTTACCGCGGCCGCGCTCATATGACTGCAATGGGCGGCCCTTCTCTTGCAAGTAATAACCGAATTCAAATGCCTCCCATAGGCGCGAGGACCATGGGTGCGGGTTTACATACTGGCATGGGCGCAAGGTGCGCGCCAAGCGCTCACCTTCATCATATCCGGCGGTTATTGCCATTTGTTCGTCTGCTGATAATTTTGCCATGTTATTTGCTCCTGTTGAATTGATGTTATGCGTAGGGTTCAATTTGCATCACGCGGCCGCAGGCGGTGACAAAATCAGCGCAATGCTGATTGAGCGGATCGCGCTCGAGGTCGATGACGGTGAACATATTATATGCCAGTGCGATTGCGTCAGCCAGACTGTCAGCGCCCGCGATTGTTTTGACGCGGCGATTAGGTCCGACACCGAATGTTTCGAGAATATAGTAATTCATGTCACTCACTCCGTTGCTGTTTAACTACCCTCTTATCTACCCTCTTTCGCATAGTGTCAACAACAAAATATGTTGCAGATAAAAAAAATCGGCATGGGGTGAAGATAGCCTAGAAAAGACCAGGCATTTATCGGCAAAATATGCCGATAAAAAATATCTAGGCGGAATAGTCATTTGTTAGGCTATGGTTTCGGCTGAAATAGCCTAGGGAAAATGCACGGAATTCTGCGTGTGTCCGGTCAATCTAGGCGATCTAGGCTATTGGTTGTGTAGTAGATGATGAAATGATTATAATTAACCTATATGGTTATGATACATAGTTACAAATGCTTTCAGGGCAATTGAAAACCGATAGCCTAGATCGCCTAGATGACCGATGCAAAAATGTCACACTCAGAAAAAAATCGTCATGACTTACGCAGTCATGACATGCGATCGCATAGCCTAGATCGCCTATGTTGCAGTGCAGCATAGCCAGCCAGCCGGATGTGTTTTTCTTTACGTTGACGTAAACGGAAAGGGAAAGGCCAAGCCAAAATCTGCCAGCAAGAACAAAACTAGAACGCAGGCTACCCCCACCCCCACCCCCTAGGGCCGAGCGCCGCGTGACTGTCACGGGCACGGGCCGCAGACAATTTTTATTTTTACGCAAACCAACCCCCAGTTCATTTTTATTTTTTTTGCAAATCACATTGCAACACACTATAGTACGCCCAATGACTTTCTACTCACTGCCATTCACACCTGAGCGGACGCAAGCCACCGAGGCGCGGCTGGAGGCAATCTATGAGGCCGCCAAGTACGGCCTGAAGGGTGATAGTCTCGCGATGGCCGCTGGCCTCACCCCGCGGCAGTACCGCGTGCTGGCCGACGCAGACCCGCTGGTCGAGATGGCTGAGATCAAAGGCCGTGCCGATGGCGAGTACGTGTCGGCCAAGACTATGTACGAAGCTGCGCGCGACGGCGACGCTAAAGCCGCGCTGGAGATACTCAAGCATCAGCACGGCTGGGTGAGCAAACAACAGATTGATGTAAATGTGGACGGCCAAATCAGCGTAATTGCTGCCTTGGAGAAAGCGCAGTCGCGTGTTATACAAGGACTGTATACGGAAGTGGAGAGCGCACCAACGCCCTCCACACTCCTGACCGATCAACAAGAGGGATTTGTTAATGGCTACGAACTTAATAACGCAAGAGAGACTGAAAAGTCTACTGACTTATGACCCTGATACTGGCGAATTTCGCTGGGCTGTGTCTACATCCAACCGAACACCTGTAGGGACCGTGGCAAACTGCCGCGATAAATATGGTTACGTTGTAATCCGCGTCGATAAGAAACTGTATAAAGCGCACCGGCTGGCATGGTTGTACGAGTATGGCGTGTGGCCTGCCAAAAACATTGACCACATAAACCAGACACCCAGCGATAACCGCATTGCAAACTTGCGTGAAGCGGACCAGCACGAAAACAATCAAAACCGCCGCGTCCAACGCAATTCACAGTCAGGTGTTACGGGTGTGTCATGGAACAAAACGCACAACCTGTGGCAAGCACGCATATACACCCGCGAAGGCTGCCGCAGCTTAGGCTGGCACAAAAGCAAAAATGACGCTATCTTAGCCCGACAAAACGCTGAACGCGAAATATATTCTTTTAGGACAAATAATGCAGCAGCCAATATATAGTGCGTCCGACGAAGTAGAGTTGATGGCGCGGCTATGGTCGCCGTCGATCAAGGATGATCCACTTGCTTTTGTGCTTTTGGCCTTTCCGTGGGGTGAGCAAGGCACACCGCTAGAGAAACATGCCGGGCCGCGTAAATGGCAGCGGGCGATCTTGCAGGCTATTAAAGACCACATCAAAGAAAACGACGGCAAGATAGACTTCGATACGTTCCGTATGGCTGTCGCTTCTGGCCGCGGTATTGGCAAGTCAGCGTTGGTAAGCTGGTTAGTTATATGGATGATGTCTACCCGCATCGGCGGCTCTGTGATTGTATCCGCTAACTCAGAAGCGCAGCTACGGTCAGTCACTTGGGCTGAAATCACAAAGTGGTTAGCGATGACGCTGAACAGCCATTGGTTTGAAATTGCAGCCACACGCATTATGCCAGCTAAGTGGCTTACCGAAATCGTTGAGCGGGAAATGAAAAAGGGTACCCGTTATTGGTCGGTCGAAGGACGCTTATGGTCTGAAGAGAACCCAGATGCTTACGCCGGTTTGCACAACGAAGACGGTGTGATGTTGATCTTCGACGAAGCCAGCGGTATCCCAGACTCAATCTGGTCGGTGAGCGATGGTTTCTTCACAGAGAACACGCCGCACCGTTTTCATCTGGCCTTCTCCAACCCGCGGCGCAACACCGGCTATTTCTACGAGACGTTTCATAGCAAGCGGGCGTTCTGGCGCACGCGCACGATTGACGCGCGCGACGTCGAGGGTACAGACAAAAACCTGTACCAACGCATTATCGACGAATATGGGCCAGAAAGCTATCAGGCCAGCGTCGAAGTGTACGGCAACTTTCCCAGCGAAGGCGACGATCAGTTCATCGCCAGCAATCTGGTCGATGACGCCATGAAGCGGCCGCCCATCAAGGACGACAGCGCCCCCATCGTCATAGGCGTAGACCCTGCACGCTTTGGTGCCGACGCCACCGTCATCGCTATCCGCCAAGGGCGTGACATATTGGAGTTGCGGCGTCACCGCGGCGCGGACACTATGGAAGTCGTAGGGCATGTCATCGATGCCATAGAGCAGTTCAAGCCAGCGTTGGTGTGCATCGACGAGGGCGGGCTAGGCGCAGGCGTCGTAGACCGGCTGAAAGAGCAGCGGTACAAGATACGCGGCGTGAACTTCGGCAATAAAGCCAAAAACCAGATCATGTGGGGTAACAAACGCGCAGAGATGTGGGGCGCCATGCGTGATTGGCTCAAGACGGGCCACATACCGTCGGATCGCTTCCTGAAGACCGACCTTATCAGCCCGCGCACCAAGCCTGACAGTAAGGGGACGCTGTTTCTTGAAAGCAAGAAGGACATGAAGTCACGCGGGTTGGCCTCACCGGACGCCGCAGACGCCATAGCGGTCACATTTGCCTTTCCAGTGGCGGCTAAAGACCCGCGACAAGGACGCGTTGACAGACGCTTGTCAAGCGGGTATTCTGCATCCGGAATTTCTACATCTTGGATGGGTTCGTAAACATGGCGGAGAGCAAAAAGGGCCTGTACGCAAATATTCACGCCAAAAAAGCCCGTATTGCCGCCGGATCAGGCGAAAAAATGCGCAAGCCCGGCACTAAAGGCGCACCTACAGCAAAAGCGTTCAAAGAGAGCGCCAAAACGGCTAAATCAGCCAAGAAAGGACGTTAAATGGCCGCCAATAAATATGGTAAAGGTCTGTATAAGGCAGGCACAATCAAGTCCGAAAAGGCTGCGATTGCCAACCGCGACCCAGCCCGCGCCCGCGCGGCTATGGAGCGTGTAGCCAAGGAAGGCACAACGCGCCCACCTGAAAAGATAAAAATCGCCAAACCGCAAGTTATCAGCAACACCGTGCGGATGAAGTCCTCACCGATGACGACAAAGCGCAAATAACGTGCCTTTGGTCAAGTCACCCAGCAAAGCCGCGTTCCGCAAGAACATCAAGGCTGAAGTAAACGCTGGAAAACCTGTCAAACAGGCGGTCGCTATCGCGTACAGCGTAAAGCGTGAAGCCGCTAAAAAAGGTAAAAAGTAATCGCAATGGCTGATCCGACAGGTATTAACAAAGTAGGCGACGTAGCCGACCGCGGTAGTGATCCAGCGAACACCCGCGGCGATCCTGATGTAATGGCAACCATGCGTAGCCGCCTGACAACGGCGATGGCAGCCTATTCGGACAGCCGTGAGGATGAACTGGACGACCTACGGTTCATGGCCGGCAGCCCTGACAACCAGTGGCAGTGGCCCGCTGACGTCCTAGCGACCCGCGGCGCCGTGCAAGGCCAGACGATTAACGCACGGCCATGCCTGACGATTAACAAGCTGCCACAACACGTCCGTCAGGTGACGAACGAGCAGCGTCAGAACCGCCCAGCGGGTAAAGTCATCCCTGTCGATGATAACGCTGACGTTGAGGTAGCCGCGATCTTTGACGGTGTCGTGCGCCACATTGAGTATATGTCGGACGCCGACGTAGCTTACGACACCGCCTGCGACAACCAAGTCACTTACGGCGAAGGCTATATCCGTCTCATTACGGAATATTGCAACGAAGAGTCGTTCGACCAAGACGTTCGCATTATGCGCGTCCGCAACGCTTTCAGCGTCTACATGGACCCGACGATCCAAGACCCTTGCGGCGCTGACGCTGAATGGTGCTTTGTTACGCAGGACATGACCAAAGACGAATATGAGCGCGAATTTCCAGACGCGACGCCCATCTCGTCGATCCTGTCCACCGCCGTTGGCGATGAAAGCATGTCGGCATGGCTCGACCAAGACACCGTGCGAATTGCAGAATATTTTTATTACACCCACAGCCGCGAAACGCTAAACCTGTACCCTGATAACGTCACGGCGTTCAAAAACACGCCGATGGACAAGCAACTGCGCGCTATGTACGGCAAGCCTGTCCGCAGCCGCGAAGTAGACCGCAAAAAAGTCATGTGGATGAAAACCAATGGTTATGACGTGCTGGACGAACGCGAGTGGCCCGGCAAATATATCCCCGTCGTACGCGTCGTCGGTAACGAATTTGAAGTGCAAGGCCAGATTTACGTATCGGGCCTAGTGCGTAACGCCAAAGACGCACAGCGCATGTACAACTACTGGACCAGCCAAGAAGCAGAAATGCTGGCGCTGGCGCCAAAAGCGCCCTTTATTGCATATGGCGGCCAGTTCGAGGGTTATGAACAGCAGTGGAAGACGGCCAACACGACCAACTGGCCGTATCTGGAAGTCAATCCAGACGTCACAGACGGCGCTGGGAACGTCCTGCCGCTGCCACAGCGGTCTGCACCCCCGATGCCCCAGACAGGCCTCATACAGGCTAAAATGGGCGCTGGAGAGGACATCAAGTCCACCACCGGCCAGTATGACGCATCTTTGGGCGCGCAAGGCAACGAACGGTCGGCAAAAGCTATTGTGGCCCGCGAAAAGCAAGGTGACGTCGGTACATACCACTACGTAGACACTCTGGCGCGCGCGATCCGTTATACTACCCGTCAGCTTGTCGATATTATACCTAAGATTTACGACACGCAGCGCATCGCGCGCATCATCGGCGTTGATGGTGAAGTCAGCATGGTCAAGATGGACCCAATGCAGCAAGAGCCGGTCAAAGAAATCCGCGACCAAAATGGCGGCCTGATTGAGAAAATTTACAACCTTTCAATCGGTACATACGACGTTATGGTTACAACTGGCCCCGGCTACATGACCAAGCGCCAAGAGGCGCTCGACGCCATGTCGATGATCCTGCAATCCAACCCGCAGCTTTGGACGGTGGCCGGCGATCTGTTCATCAAGAACATGGATTGGCCCGGAGCGCAGGAAATGGCAAAGCGGTTCAAGAAAATACTTGATCCGAAAGTCTTGGAAGAAGGCGATCAATCGCCTGAAGTCATGGCCGCCAAGCAACAGATTGAGGCCTTGTCGCAGGAACTCAACCGCGTCTCTGACATCATGGAGAACATCCAAGATAGCGCAGAACAGCAGAAGATTGCCATCGACAAGTACAAGGCTGAAGTGCAGGCTTACGAAGCCGAGACCAAGCGTATTTCGGCGGTACAAAACAGCATGACACCTGAGCAAATTCAGGATATTGTCATGGGTACGATTGCAGGCGCGCTGGACACAGGCGACTTGATCGGCGGCTCACCTGAGATGCGCGAAGTCCCGCAGATGGAAGAGCAGATGCAACCGCCCCCTGAGATGGGCGCGCAGCCTGAAATGCCGATGGAAATGCCAACGGAAATGCCGATGGAAATGCCACCGGAAATGCCACCGGAAATGCCGATGGAAACACCTGAACAAGCCCCTGAAGGAATGATGTGATGAGTTGCGCTGATTTTATAGGTACACTGTTTCTCGCGCGCGACGTGGCTCATTCGACACATCTGAACACGCGTAGCTACGCAAAGCACAAAACATTGCAGAAGTTCTACACTGGCGTCATTGACTTAGCAGATGACTTTGCAGAGGCGTATCAAGGCAAATACGGCCTTATCGGCCCTATTTCGCTGATGTCGGCTAAGAAAACCAACAACATTGTCGAGTTTCTTGAAGGTCAAGTAGACGACTTGATGGAAATGCGGTATAAAGTCGTCGATAAGGATTGCACTCCAATCCAAAACATTATCGACGAGATTTTTGGCCTGTATTATTCGACACTCTACAAACTGAAATTTCTCGCATAAGGACGTGCTATGGAACTACTAAACCCTTGCAGCAAAGCTGATTATCCTGCGTACAGCGTGGCCTACACCGGCACCGCAGGCAACACAACCGCATGGCCTCCCGGCGCGCAGGGCGTTGTGGTCTGGTCGGATCAGGCTTGCTACGTCGAAGTCGGCGTCGGCGCTGTCGCTACGACCGCCAGCACACCGATCCCACCTTTCACACCAATCCCTTTCGTCTTGCCGACCAACACGTCTGGCGCACCGTGGCGCGTGAGCGCCATTCGGGTGTCCACCGACGGTACGGTTTACGCCAAGCCAATTAACCGGAACTAATCTATGGGCTTCGGCGGCGCTCTTCGTAACGGTGTGGCTTTGGGTCTAGGGAGCATTATCTCGTTTTTTTCGGGTTATGGCCCGGATCAAGCGCAAGGTAATCTTGAAACTGAAAATGGTAACAACCTCGTCCAAGAGGACGGTGGTTTGTTGCTGCTGGAGTAAATTGATGTCAGTAACCCCTTCACCCATCGGCGGCTTTGCAGCGCAGTTTTTTGATAACAACGGTGTTATCCTGTCGGGCGGCAAGATTTTTACCTATGCAGCCGGCACAACTACGCCACAGGCGACATACACCAACGCGTCTGGCGTTACGCCGCACAGCAACACTATCATATTAGACAGCGCAGGGCGCGTACCGGGCGGCGAGATTTGGCTGACTGACGGTCTGGTTTACAAGTTTGTCATTGAGACAGCTACCGCCATCTTGATCGGCACTTACGACAACATCACGGGCGTCAATTCAAACTTCGTCAACTACACGGTGCAGGAAGAAGTCATTACAGCCACCGCCGGCCAGACTGTGTTTAACCTTTCGACGATCAACTACACACCCGGCACAAACTCGCTGACAGTCTACATCGACGGCGTGAACCAGTATGTCGGCGACAGCTATCTGGAAACTGACAGCACTACTGTAACCTTCACCAGCGGCCTGCATGTCGGTGCTGAAGTTAAGTTTACCACAGCCGTTCAGACAACTACAGGCGCTGTAGACGCGTCGATTGTCAGCTACACCTATCCCGCTGTTGGCGCGGTGGGTCAGACCGTTCAGACGAAGCTAGAGCAATACGTCTCGGTCAAGGACTTTGGTGCTGTAGGCGATGGCGTTACGGACGATACCGTGGCTGTTCAAGCTGCGATTGATAGCGGCGCAAAACAATTAGTTTTTCCGGCTGGCGGAACGTATTATTTTGCGTCGGCTGTTCAAATTACGACAGATGTAGTTCTTGAGTGCCACGGTGCTACTTTAATAGGCGCTGGCTGGAACAGCAACGACGATATTTTCCAACTGACCGCCGCCGCAAATGTCAGCTTATTAGGTGGAACATTCGGCGCTTGTCGCTATGTATTTTATGCTACTGCAATCGACAGTTTCACAATTAGAGACACAATCATTGATGACTGTATGATTGGTGTTTTAGTCTATAACGCTGACTCAACAGGATTTTTTCAAGCTTCTGGTAACGCTTTTTCTAATTGCGAAATCGGGATCGACATCCAGAGTGGCACAATCAAGACGGTTGACATTACCAGCAACCGCTTTGAAAATATTGCCTATCGGTTGGCTGCTTCTCGTCCTGCTCCGCTTGATAAAAAGATTGTCTGCGGTCTTTGGTATCAAGACGTTCTCAGCGTTGTTGGGGACTCTATGGTTTCTGTTTGCAGCAACTTTGTTGACGGCGTTACTGGACCTTCTCAGGTTGAAAGCACAGGCGATGAAGAAGTCCATGGGCTTGCTGTTAGCCTTAATGCGATTAGCGTTGTGTCTAGTGTTGTTATGGAAGCAAACACCATTCGCAACACCACAGGTTATCCGACGATGGTGGTGGGCGACGAGGGCCTTCTTGGGCGTGGAAGCCAAGTTATCATGGCAAACAACATCCTTTATGATGCTGGCTGCTCTGAGGGCATGATCTACGCAAAGGGCAGTGAATATGTCAAAGTCGCCAACAATATAATTGAAGTTAGTGCGACAAACCCGAAACTGGCTCTTGTTCGCGGTGTAATCTCTGACAGCGTTAACAGTGAAGCATCATACAATAAATTTATTGGCACACCAATCGGCGTTGTTATCAGAGATACGAATTCTAATTACTTCAACAATGAGTTTTATGGCGCAAGCACTTTTTGCTTTACGTTTCGGCTTGTTGACGGAACTTCGCACATATCTACTTTTATATCCCAAAACTATGCGGACAAGAACTGCGGCACGTTTTTCATAAACGAAACGGCGGACGCTAGCACAGCAACATACGGCGACTTCATTTTTAGCGGGAATACTATTTTAGCAAAGGGCGCGTCTGTAAGCATCAAAGCGGCAAAGAGCCTTGCTTTTCAAGGAAACTACGTCAACCGTATTTTACCAAACGCGTCCCGTGAGCTTATCGCTTTTCGGGCTAACAAGACGATTGATTTGGTAAATATCTGCGACAACAATATCATTAATTTTGATGACAACGCGGGAACTGGCCGAGTTCTAACTGCTCTACTTGACGCAGGGACGGGGCTTTCTGTTGCGCCTAGATTGATGGTTCGCAACAACTATATCGGCACTGGAAACGTGGGTTTATGGATACGTGACAGAACGTATACCGACTTGGTGATTTTTGGTAATCAGTTTTTTTGCACCTCACCATTGTCAGCGTCTAGTATAACTGTGACTAACTACAACATCCAAACGCAGAACGTAGGGATTGATCTGGTATGATAACACCAGCATATAGCCCAACAGCAACTGAGCGGGTTCTCCCGCGCATGGCGCTTGATTTTACAACCGGCGTTTTAGATAGCCGCGTGACGGTCACACGCGCACTAAACACCGCAACCCGCGTCAATAGCAGCGGCTACATTGAAATTGTCAACTCTAATCTCCCGCGCTTCGACTATGATCCGATAACGCTTGCGCCCAAAGGCTTGCTGATCGAAGAAGCACGGACAAACTCTGTCCTTCAATCCGAAACATTCTCGACGACATGGGCGAACTTTGGTTTTTCTCTGGTTAAAAATTACATAGCTCCAGACGGGCAAAATAATGCAACCAAGATTGTCCCTGACAACGCAACTACGTTGGCAAATAATGCGCTTCAGCAAAACGTAAGCAAAGCCGCTTCATCGATAACCTACACTTGCAGCATTTTTGCTAAGGCTGGTGAGTTTAATAGGCTGCGGCTTTTGGTTCGTGATGTTGCTACTGGTAATAACTTTGCCAGAGCTACGTTTAATCTTGGGACAAAAACCGTATCTGATGGGCCGACTGCTGGTGGGACATTTAGTGCTGCGTCTGTATCTTATCAGGATGCGTCGGAAGGATTTATACGGTACTGCCTGACGTTCACAACTGGGACTGAAACTAGCATCCGTCCAGTATTGGTTGTCTTTGACTCTGTTGCCACAACTGGAAACGGAACATCCGGTATATACGCCTATGGCGCTCAACTCGAAGCAGGAGCATTTGCTACCAGCTACATCCCCACAACTACGACCAGCCTGACACGCAACGCTGATGTTGTGAGCATGACGGGCACAAACTTCAGCGATTGGTATAATGCCAGTGAGGGGACGTTCCTTATTAACGCCAATCGTTATTTGGCGACTGCTGGTTTTCCGCGAATGCTATCCTGCTCGGACAACACAGCGTCAAATGAGATTGCGCTCTATATTGCCAACGCCACTTCTCGCGCACAGGTTTTGGCAGTAGACAATACTGTTATCCAAACCAACGGATTTGTGGTCTATAGCGGTCAGCAAATCAATCTATGCGGTAGGTTCAAGTTGAATGGCTTTGCTGGAAGCCTAAACGGTGGAGCAACGTTTACTGATAGTGTCGGCACTATGCCTGTTGGTTTGACGCAGATGACGATTGGTACTGGGCCGTTGACAACATCCCCTATATTCAGCGGACACGTTCAGAAAATATCGTATTGGCCGCAAGCCTTAACCAATGCAGAAGTGCAAGCATTTTCTAAAGGATAATCTATGTCACTGACCAAAGCCACTTATTCCATGATCGAAGGCGCTCCAGTCAGCGTGCTGGACTTTGGCGCTGTAGCTGACGGCGTTACCGACGATAGCGCTGCCATACAAGCCGCGCTTAACGCAGGTGATGTTGTGGTCTTTCCTGCTGGCGTTTATTCAATCGCTGCTCCTGTTGCCATTCAGGACGGACAGACGCTGCATTTGGATGGCGCTACCATCAAACCAACATCCGCGCTGACGGCTGCCGCAATCACTGGAACTTCTATCAGTAACGTTTGCGTCTATGGCGGAAACATTGAGGGTGTAGGCACAGCGTTTGCTACGGGTAATGAACACCTCATGCTGTTTACATCTTGCTCGGATGTTCAAATTAACGGCACTAAATTCACCAATTCGCGCAGCGAAGGTTTGCGTCTTGTGGGCTGCACAAACTGCGTTGTATCAGGGGTGTATGCTTTAAATAACTATGGCACAGGCTTGCAAGATCGTGATGGGAACGGAAATAAGTTTATTGGTGTTACATCAAGTGACAACGGAAACACAAGTGTCACAACATACTTTGGTGGGCGCGGCTTACTAATTTGGAGGTCTTTCAATACCCAAGTTATCGGCGGGACCTTTGCGTCAAACACTGAATACGGTATTCGTGTTTTCTCGCAAGCAGGCGATTTGAGCGCCGCTTCCTGCATTAAAGTGACAAATGCACATGCAGAAGAAAACGGGAAAATAGACTTTTTTGTCTATAATGAAATTGGCTCTGTTACTGAAGTTGAGTTTTCTGGCTGTACTGTCCGGCGCACTACAGACCCAACTTTGGGCTGCATCGGGCTAGAAGGTTCGCTTCTTTCTTGGGTTGGCGGTTCTGTGGTTAAAATTGGCACAAGAATGGCAGTCCCAGCTTTTACGGGATTTGGTTTATCTTTTTCGCTGATTGCAAATTGCAAGGTATCTAACGCAGGTACATTTATTGCGTGGGGGACAACCCTTTGCAATGATGTTCTTGTGAGCGGAAATATTGTTGAGTGCGCCAGAGGAGGTGCTTTAGCTGGCACAAACATTACTTTTCGTGGCAATAAATTTACACATGGCGGGGCGGGTGCCACTGATATCGCTATTGATGCTTTGTCTACATACTCCCCTGTTATTGACGGCAACGAGTTTGATGGGTTCTGGCGCAATGTAAGTTGGGACGCGCAACCTATAACGCTTCTAAACAATACCAGCCGCAATACAACCAATGTGTCATTGCGAATGAACGGCGATGGGGTGGCGGGATTAGTGTCTTCTGGTAATAATTGGGACGTTGGATCAACCCCTACTTTTGTGGCGACAGCTTATCGGCAAGCTAACGTAAATTCTCGTTTGACGGTATACGGCAGCGCTGCACCCACCACTTTAACGTGGGAGCGTGGTGACAGGCTAATCCAAGCTAACCCTACACTTGGTTTACCTAAGTCATGGGTTTGTACTACGTCTGGAACGCCCGGAACTTGGGTAAGTGAAGGTAATTTGTAAGGATTAAGAAATGGCTGACCAAAAGATTTCCCAATTAACAGCGGTTACCACCCCTTTAGGCGGCACTGAAGTCCTGCCTATCGTGCAGTCGGGATCGACCAAGAAGGTAACTGTGGACGAAATGATTGCCGCGCAACTCGCAGCGAACATTGTCACCGAAGCTGGAGCGACACGCACGCTGAGTGCAGGCGACAACCAGAAGGTGATCTACTGCACGTCTGGCTCGGCGGTGACTATTACCTGCGCGGCTGGCCTCGGCGTTGGCTTTAACGTGACCATCATTCAGGGCGGCGCTGGCAAGGTTACTGTTGCGGCCGGTGGGCAGACCTTGGTTTCCTACTCGTCGCTGTTCAGCACAATGGGCCAGTATGCCGTCATCTCGCTAATAGCGCCTGTCGCTGATACATTCGTCGCCGCGGGTAATCTCGGCGTTTGACGTAACGATATTGCTATGCTGCATCAAATGATGTAGTCTAGCCACCAACCGTACTGATGCGGCTCATCAGGAACTCTTTAAGGGTTAAACATGGACGATAATGTCTTTACCGAAGCGGATGCCTCCGCGCCAGAACTCGAAGCCACGGCAGCAATCGAGCCTGTAGAAAACACGACGCCGGAAGAGCCGTCTGCTGAAGCAGAAGCACCCAAGACCTTCACACAAGAAGACTTGGACGCCATTGTAGGCAAACGACTCGCAAGAGAGCAGCGTAAATGGGAACGCGAACAGGCTCAAAGAGCAGAGGAAATGCAGGCCCGGCAGCAGCCGATCCACGACATTACCCCTGAACAATTTGAGACTTACGAGGATTACGCAGAGGTTTTGGCCGAGCGTAAAGCCGAAGAACTGCTGGCACGCCGTGAAAAGGACAGCCAGCAACGTGCAATGCTAGAGTCTTATCACGAACGTGAAGAGGCGGCGCGGGACAAATATGACGACTTTGAACAAGTTGCCTATAACCCTAGCCTTCCAATCACCGACGCGATGGCACTAGCAATACAAGCGTCCGATATTGGTCCCGACGTGATTTATCACTTAGGGCTTAACCAAAAAGACGCCCAGCGTATTTCGCGTATGGACCCCATTTTGCAAGCTAGGGAAATTGGTATGATTGAGGCGCGGCTTTCAGCCGAGCCTACATTCAAGAAAACCTCCAACGCCCCGGCACCTATTGCTCCTGTCACAGCCCGCACCGCTGGTGCGCCGACATTTGATACGACAGACCCACGGTCCGTAAAGTCCATGAGTACGTCAGATTGGATTGAGGCAGAACGGATGCGACAGATCAAGAAGTACGAGGCACAACGCAACCGATAATTTAGGATTATTTCCATGAGTAACTCGATTTTAACCATTGACATGATCACACGGAAGGCTCTCGAAATCCTTGAGAACAACCTTGTGCTTACCCGTAACGTAAACCGTCAGTACGACGACAGCTTCGCTGTTGAAGGTGCCAAGATCGGTTCAACCCTGCGTATCCGTTTGCCGGACCGCGCACTTGTAACTGATGGCGCAGCCCTTCAGGTACAGGACGACAACGAGCAGTTCACAACGGTGACCGTTGCCAACCAGAAGCACATCGGCGTCAACTTCACGACTGCTGAATTGACGATGCAGCTTGACGACTTCGCAGAGCGCGTTCTCAAGCCACGTATCTCGCAGCTTGCTTCGAGCATCGACGCAGACGTCGCCAACGCGTTCCAAACCATTGGTAACTCCGTCGGCACGCCCGGCACTACGCCAGCTACTTCGGCTGTTCTTCTTGCTGCACAGCAGAAGCTGAACGAAAATGCTGCTGTGATGTCGCCGCGTTATGCCACTGTCAACCCAGCCGCAAACGCTGGCTTGGTCGAAGGCATGAAGGGTCTCTTCAACCCAACCGACACTGTCAGCAAGCAGTTCAAGAACGGCATGATGGGTACAGGCGTACTTGGTTTCGAAGAAATCAATATGTCGCAGTCCATCAAGCAGTTCACCACGGGTACCCGCGATGCTGTTGGCGGTTCGACTTCGGCGGCTGTTGCAGCCGAAGGCGCAATCACCATCGCTATCACTGGCGCTGGTAACGGTGACACCGTCAAAGCCGGCGATGTGTTCACTGTAGCTGACTGCTTTGCCGTCAACCCACAGACCCGTGAAAGCACAGGTTCGCTGTTCCAGTTCGTTGCTCTTGCTAACGTCACGCTCGACGGCGCCGGCGCAGGCAACATCACTGTTGCTCCGATTTATTCGGCTGGTCACGCACTTGCTACTGTCAATGCCCTTCCCGGCAACGGCAAGGCAGTTGTGTTTGTCGGCGCTTCGGGCGGCCAGTACGCGCAGAACCTCGTCTACCACAAGGACGCTATCACCTTCGCAACCGCCGACCTTCTGCTCCCACAGGGTGTAGATATGGCTTCGCGTCAGGTGCATAACGGCATCAGCTTGCGCGTTGTTCGTCAGTACGACATCAACAACGACCGTATGCCTTGCCGTATTGACGTTCTGTATGGCTACAGCACGATCCGTCCGCAAATGGCCGTTCGGATGTGGGGCTAATTTAATCACGGCCTCCGGTTCGCCGGAGGCCAACTTTTTTAAAGGATTTTTATCATGGCATTACCAAATGGAGCCGGCGGTTATCAAGTCGGCGACGGCAATCTCGGCGAAGTCACGCTGGGCGTATCCGCAATCCCTACTGCGTACACCGCAGCAGCTACACTGACCACAGCCGACTTGGCTGGCGGCGCAGTTATCTACACGTCAACCAACACTGCTAACCTTGCGCTTCCTGATGTTACTGGCATCAGCGGCGTTAACGCTGACATCAGCAGCGCCAAAGTTAACTCGTCGTTCGAGTTTTCTTTGATCGCTACTAGCACTGGCGTACCTACCATCACCGCTGGCGCAGGCTGGACGTTGGTTGGCGTTGGTACAGGTGTTGCATCGCGCAGCGTATTGTTCCGTGCCGTTAAAACTGGCGCTGAAACGTACAACCTGTACCGCATCGCTGGCTAATAAGTTTGCCCCGGCTTCGGTCGGGGCATCTTTTTCAGGAGTAATAACATGCCCAATAGTAAAGCAGTAGGCGTTGCCTACGCCGACCCTGAGTTTGAAAGCGTTACCGTTACCGGCCCGATGAGCGCCGCTTCGGTCGTTTCAACGGCTGCCAGCGGTGCTGTCGCGTCTAACGCCAGCGCTGGTATCTACATTCTCAGCACAGCAATCACCGCTAACACAACCACCACTTCGGCACCTGCGGGTTCGCTCGGCATTACGACGAACGCTACGGGCCTTGGCAAGCTGTTCTACGCGGACGGCACCAAGTGGCAGTTCATGGCAATCAGCTAACATAGTGGACGGCTTTCGAGCCGTCCATTTTACGGAGTTTCTATGGCTGTCATCTATCTTGTTCACGAAGTCCACGGCGCGAAAGTCGCTATTTCAGAAGAAGAAGCGATTTCTGATGAATATTTTGGTTGGGAACGCTATAATCCTGACGCGCCTGTAAAGGCACCCGTCAACGAAATGCCGGCGCGCAATAGCCGCCGCCGCACAACGCAGGAAGTCTAACCAATGGATACGGCTGGGGACATAATCAACGGATCGCTTAGGCTTCTAGGCGTTCTGGCAGAAGGCGAAGTTCCATCGGCTGAGACGTCGCAAGACGCACTGCGCGCCATGAACCAGATGATCGATAGCTGGTCAACAGAGCGGCTGTCCGTCTACGCGACGCAAGACCAAATATTCATGTGGCCCGCAGGCCAGCTATCCCGCACGCTTGGCCCTAGCGGCGACTTCGTCGGCAACCGTCCAGTGTTGCTCGACGACAGCACGTACTTCCGCGACCCCGGCACGGGCGTCAGCTACGGCATCAAATTCATCAACCAGCAGCAGTATAACGGTATCGCGGTCAAGACCGTCACATCGACATACCCGCAGGTTATCTTCGTCAACATGACGTTCCCTGACATTGAAATGTACATCTACCCGCGGCCTATCCGCGAACTGGAATGGCACTTCATTTCGGTCCAAGAACTGACCCAGCCTGCAACGCTGGCGACAGTGCTGCATTTCCCGCCCGGCTATTTGCGTGCGTTCCGCTATAACTTGGCCTGCGAAATGGCGCCTGAGTTTGGCACGGAACCGTCGTCGCAAGTCCGCCGCTTGGCAATGTCGTCGAAGCGTAACATCAAGCGCATCAACAACCCTGACGACATCATGTCCATGCCGTATAGTATTGTGGCTACACGTCAGCGGTTCAACGTCTACGCTGGGAACTATTAATGAAGACGCCGATCTTGGGATCGGCGTATGTCGCTAGAAGCGTCAACGCCGCCGACAACCGCATGGTTAACCTGTTTCCGGAGATTGTGCCGGAAGCGGGCAAGGAGCCAGCGTTTCTTCAGCGCGCGCCCGGCCTCACACGGCTGGCGACCGTCGGCATTGGCCCGATCCGCGGTATGTGGACATATGGCAATTACGGCTACGTCGTATCTGGCCCTACGCTGTATCAAATCGACAGCAACTGGAACGCTGTTGCTAAAGGCACTGTGGGGGGCACTGGCCCTGTCAGCATGGCTGACAACGGGATACAGCTATTCATCGCCGCTAACCCGCAAGGCTACATCTACAATGCCAACACGGACGCGTTCCAGCAGATCACCGACCCTGATTTCCCCGGAGCGGCTACCGTCGGTTACATCGACGGCTATTTCACGTTTAACGAACCCGGCACGCAAAAAATCTGGGTGACGTCGCTGCTTGACGGCTTGTCTATTGACCCGTTGGAGTTTGCCAGCGCCGAAGGCAACCCTGATGATGTTGTCGCTATCTTTGTAGACCACCGCGAAGTGTGGGTGTTCGGCACCAACTCGACCGAAGTATGGTACGACGCAGGGCTACTCGACTTCCCGCTGACGCGTATCCAAGGCGCGTATAACGAACTAGGCTGCGCGGCGCCGTACAGCATCGCCAAGATGGACAACCAAGTCTACTGGCTGGGTAAGGACGCGCGCGGTCAGGGGATCGTCTACAAGGCTGCCGGCTACATCGGCCAGCGCGTATCGACGCACGCTATCGAATGGCAGATGCAGGAATATGCCGATCTATCAGACGCAACCGGCTACACGTACCAGCAGGACGGCCACAGCTTCTACGTTCTAAACTTCCCCAGCGCCAACACCACATGGGTGTATGATGTCGCCACCGGCGCATGGCATGAGCGCGCGTCGTTTGCCAACGGCCAGTTTAACCGCCACCGTGCCAGCACCCAGATGTTCTTCAACAACACTACGGTTGTCGGCGATTACCAGAACGGCAAGATTTACGAGTTTGACCTAACCGTATACGCCGACGATGGCGCACCGCAGAAATGGCTGCGGTCATGGCGCGCGCTGCCGACCGGCGCTAACAACCTCGCGCGTACTATCCAGCACGCCATGCAGCTTGACTGCGAGACGGGTGTGGGCCTGAACTTAGGCCAAGGCAGCGACCCGCAAGCCATGCTGCGTTGGTCGGACGACGGCGGCCACACATGGTCGAACGAGCATTGGAAGTCGATGGGCAAGATTGGCCGGTCGGGCTACCGCACCATTTGGCGTCGCCTTGGCGCGACGATGAAGATACGCGACCGCGTCTACGAAGTGTCTGGCACCGACCCCGTACGGATTTACGTCATGGGCGCTGAACTGCTACTTAGTGGGACGACTGCCTGATGGCGTATTCGCCGATCAACCCTACCCAGCTAACGCCGCCGCGCGTCGAATTTATCGACCCGCGGTCAGGCGCGATTAGTCGTGAGTGGTATCGGTTCTTTCTATCGCTGCTAACAGCTACGCAAAACAACCAAAGTGAAGTCGAGGTAGCGCCCGACACGTCATCGCTGTTGGCGACCTACGACGCGCTGTTGGAAACGCTGACGCAAACCACAGAGACGCAACCCGAAGGCGCGTCCGCGTCTGACTTGGCTGTGGTGCAAAGCGAAATACAGGCGCTGGCCTTGTCGCCGCCGCCGCTTGACGAATTGGCGATACGGGCGCTGATACCGGCGTCCACCGCACCTGTCACCTTTACGGCAGACTTTACGGTGACGGATGAGACGTGGATAATTAACAACAAGTCAGGATCGACTTGCGTTGTCACGCTGCCGTCGGCAGCTTTGTACTCCGGGCGGTATCTTACGTTCCAGAACAACCAAGACCAGAACCTTGACTCTGCATCCAGCAACGTCGTGCCGCAGGGCGGCGGTGCAGCCGGAACGTCGATTTTACTTAACGTGTCTGGTAACTGGGCTACCCTAGTGTCAAACGGCACAAATTGGGTTATCATGCAAGCCGCTTCGTTTAACACTTTGCTGTATTAAGGAACCAGATATGGCCGTAACCATTAGTAACATCATCCCCGCTAAGACAGCGGAGAACGCACAAACGACACAGTACACGTCGAACGGCGTGCAGACTATCATCGACAAGTTTACTGCGACGAATTACAGCGTTGCGGCTGCGACGATCAGCGTCAACCTTGTGACGGCGGCGGGCACCGCCGGCGACAGCAATTTGATCGTCAAGACCAAAACGCTCCAGCCAGCCGAAACCTATACATTTCCTGAACTAGTCGGCCATGTGCTGCCGAATAATGGCTTCATCAGCACAATCGCTGGTACGGCGTCGGCGATTAACATCCGCGCGTCAGGCCGTCTGGTTAGCTGATGAAGTATTTTTTGCGCCTTGCAGACAATGTAGACACGGTCCCCGTCATGCGCGAACTGGCTACGCAGCCAGAGTTGTGGGACCAGAACACGCTACGGACGCAGCACCCTGACACGGCGCACGCTGAAGTCAGCGACATTTGGCTTTGGTTTAACGAAGTGCCGACCGACCCAGAAGCGGTTGTCAACGACATCCAGACGATACCTTACCCCGCATGGGGGCAGCTACCGTCGCTGCGCCGGCTGGTGCTAGACCTTATGCACCGCGTCGATGGTGTGCAGTTGGGCCGCTGCATCGTCACTAAACTGCCGCCGGGCGGCGTCATCACGCCGCACGTTGACGGCGGTGCGCCGGCAGAGTTTTACACCCGCTATCAGATAGCGTTGCAGTCCTTACCGGGCGCGTTGTTTCATTCGGGTGACGAAACGGTAAACTTTTATTCCGGCGAAGTGTGGTGGATAAACAACCGCGTACAACATTCTGTTGTCAATAACAGCGCAGATGATAGGATAGTCTGCATTGTGGACATCAGGAGCGCGTAATGATAACTGCCCAAGTCGAGCCGTACAGTAAATGTTTGCCAGAATTGATGGAGTGCTACGACCTTCACTGGGAAGAGTTGGCGCTGAACAAAGATAAAGTACCGCTTGATCCGCAGTATGATATGTACGAAGCGCGCGATAACGCCGGGCAGCTACTGCTAGTGACGCTGCGCGAAACTGGCCGTTTAGTAGGATATTTCATCGGTTTTATCGCGCCGGGGTTCCATTACAAGACATGTCTGACGCTGACTATGGACATCTTTTGGACGCACCCAGATGTACGTGGCGGCTTTAATGGTGTAAAGCTCTTTCGTTTAGTCGAAAAAGAGGCTAAAAGGCGAGGGGTGCATCGTATGTTCTACGGCTCCAAAATGCACAAGGACGCGTCAAGGCTGTTTGAGTATTTGAAAATGGAACCTGTAGAGATTTACTACACGAAATGGATTGGGGACTAACATGGTCGCAGCAGCAATAGTTGGATCGGCGGTTGTCGGCGGCGTAGTAGCCAGCAAAGCGTCTAGTAAAGCAGCCAGAACGCAAGAGCGCGCAGCGCAGGACGCTACTGCTGCACAAGAGCGCATGTTCCAGCGGCAGACGGAACTGCAAGAGCCGTTTCGTCAAGGTGGCTTAACAGCACAGCAAGAGATTATGCAGTTGTTGGGTATCGGCGGCGACAAAGCCGCCGCTGGCTACGGCAGCATGGCGAAGCCCTTTGGCACCGATCAATTCCAGCAAGACCCCGGCTATGCGTTCCGTCAAGCGGAAGGTATGAAAGCGTTAGAGCGGTCAGCAGCCGCGCGCGGCAATCTGCTGTCCGGTTCCACCTTGAAGGGTGTGCAGCGTTTCGGGCAAGACTTAGCCAGCCAAGAATATCAGAACGCTTTTAATCGCTACCAGATTGAGCGGTCGGCGCGCCTTAACCCGCTGCAATCACTGATGGGTTCTGGTCAGTCGGCCACCAACATAATGACCGGCGCCGCAGGTCAGATGGGCCAGAACGAAGCATCGAACATCTACAACGCAGGGCAGGCCCGCGCGTCAGGCTATATTGGTCAGGCTAACGCGCTTAACAACGCTTTAGGCCAAGTAACAGGCTATTTCGCGCAACAACCGCTGCAAAACGCAATGATAAACTATTATAACAACGTGCCGGGCGGCGCTGGCAGCAGCAGCGGTGGTGGCTTTGGTTCCGCCACGCGTTTTAACTTAACAGGACAAAACTGATATGGCTAACCAGATGATAGCCCTCCAAGCGCGTAACCCGCAGCTTCCCGATCCGGCGCGTCAAACCGCGCAGATGGCTAACATGTTAAACATGGTGTCGCAGCAACGCGCCGCGCAGCGTCAAGCAGAACAAGCGCAGCAGGCGATGGCGATTGAAGCGGCTAAAGAAGAGCGCGCAAAAGCGTTGCACGGCCCTGCTTTAACAAAAGCGCAGCAAGATAATATAATTCAGGCGTTAGAGATATTTCGTGAAGGTGTAGCAGATGTAGCTGAAAATGACCTTGCCGCTAAAGAAGCGGTGCGCGCTGATCTAGTGGCGCGTGTGCCGGGCTGGGATAAAGTCTTGCCTCCTGCGACTTCATGGGACCGGAATACGCGATATGGGCTTATGTTGAAGGCCGAAAAAGAGATTGACAAAACGGTTGCAACGCCCGTTGCTAGCTTGGAACTGTCGCAGAGCGGTATGCCAAGATCCGTCACTGTGGGCGGCCTTAACCCTGAACAGCGCCCTGTTTATGACGCACCCGAAACACCTGTCGCACCCCGCGCAACACCGACAGCACCGCAAGCGGCAGCGGCGCCGGCGTCGGTGGGTGATTACGGCGAGGCTAGATTTGTCCCTGACAGCGCCGTACCTCTTACACCATACCAGCAAGACCATATCCGCCAAATGCAGTCTGAATTGGGTATGCAGAATACGCCGGCATCTTTCGCCGGCGGCGCTGGCGCAGCGCAGATGACGCCAGATGTAATGTCGCGCATTGTTGACTCTGCGTTCCAAACAGGCGTTATGGCGCAGGTGGACTTCGATCAGCTTTTAGCGTCCCAGCCGCCGCAGAATAAGCAGGCGCTTGTGGACTCTTTCCGCCGTGCCAACATTACGCTGCAAGCTGACGCACCGTCGCTAGCTGACAGCGCGATGAGCGCCAACCCTGTGCAAACGCCGCAGTCGCAGTTTGCTGTTTACCGCGGTGAGCCGATGCAATCGCAGACCGCTGGCCTGCGCGGCGCGCCGCCGATGGAGCAGACGCTAGCGCAGACGCGCACAAGCACACCACTTCAGATGCGTAACCCAAATCAACCCATAGCCCCCGGATCATCGGTGGTTCCTATACCGCGTCTTGAAGCGGAAGCGCGCGCCGGTCGTATGTCGCCCGCAGAAGCAGCCGCCGTTGCGCTTGCACAAGAGGAAGCCAAAGAAGCGGCAGCCGCCGCCGCGGCGCCGAAAGCAGCGGAGCGTGAACGCAACCTAGCTTTTAGTAAAGAACGTGGCACGGCAGACGCAAAGTTTATGGAGTCTGTAGCCCCTGCAATAGAAGCTGCCAGCGAAGGCCGAAAAATATTAAACCAGATGATCGGCGACGCGGTCATAAACAAACAGGGCCAAATCTCAATTCCTAAAGGTGGGCGCAGCCCACACAGCGGTTTTGAAAGCGTTGTCGGGTTAGGTTTTCCGGGTATGCGTTTTGTACCCGGCACGCAGTCAGCGGATTTTGATAAAAAACTCAAGCAAGTATTAGGTAAAGCGTTTCTTAAAGCGTTTAACGACTTGAAGGGCGGCGGCTCTATCACTGAAATAGAAGGTGTAAAAGCAACGGAAGCTATAACGCGCTTGTCGCGGTCAACATCTGAAGTTGAGTTTGTCCGCGCCGCGCGCGAGTTGGAGGATATTCTTGCAAAAGGTGAGCGCCGCGCGCTTGCCCGCCGGGCGCGCATAGAAGGTACAGCGGTCCCTAGCGTGACTACACCAACAAGCAAAAAAGGCAGCCCAAAAGAATTAAGGTTTAACCCCGCTACGGGAGGTTTTGATTAATGCCTGATATTCGCGTTACCGGACCAGACGAAAGGGTATATATATTTCCTGAAGGGACTTCGCGCGAAACAATGCGTGCGGCGTTGGCAAAACGCTTTCCTAAAGTTAGCCGCACTGAAGCGGTTGTGTCCGGCATTGAACGCGGCCTCAAGCCTATTGCTGAAGCGTTGGATTACATTAACCCCGCAACGTATTTTCCTTCCGTAAAACCTTCGGCCCAAACTAAAAAACAGTTGGAAAAAACTGCCGCTGCCGCGCGGACGCAAAGACCTAACTATTACACTGGTGGCAAGATCGCCGGCGAAGTTATTGGAACGGCGCCAGCAATAAGTTTAGGTGGAGGCGGGCTTGCAATTTTGGGACCGCGAAGGCGGTAAATATGCGGCTAAAAAGTTGGGGTCAAGCGGCGTAAAAACGGCGGCGCGCGTTGTAGAAAACATCGGAAAGTCCGTCGCGCGCGGCGGTACTGGTGTGCGGGCGACAACAAAAGCAGCGGTCGCGAAAGGCGCACCGGTAGCTTCCTCTAAGGCTGCCCGTGTTGGCTTACGTGCCACTGGCGGCGCCGGCGCCGGTCTGATTGGAGCAGGGTTGACCGATGCAGATATATCTGATGCGTTGGTATCGGGCGCGTTGACACCTATCGCGCTTAACGTAGGTAAGCATGGCGCTGGCGCTGTGTTTGATTTTATGGCTGGCCGCGTAGGCCAAGTGCAGGCGGCGCAGATAATGCGGAACCTTGTGGCCGATAAAAGCAGCAGTATTGTGGAGGCGCTGAAGAATGCGCCGCGCGACATCAAAGCTAACACGGCTGAATTTCTTGCGTCGCAAGGGCTGCTCACACCTGAGTTGGCCGCAGCTACTAGGCTCGTCACGGGCGGTGTAGCCAGCAAGCCACTGCGCGACGTAGCGAAAGCGCGCGCGGCGGAACAAAACGCCATGCGCGCGGCTATCCGCGGCGGCGAAACCCAAACGGAAGCCTTGGCAAACATAAACGCGGCCAAAAAACAAATGCGGCAAGCCACCGAACCGCTGCGCGAAGGTTCGCTTGCCGGCGCCGATATTGGGCGGACGCAAATTATACCTCTTGAACGAGAAGCCGCGCGCTTACGTCAGGCAGCATCCGAAGAAGTTGATCGTGCGCGCAGTCTGCTTTTTGCGGCGGACGAGCAGGGTATGCGTTTAAGCCAAATGGATGATTTAGGCGACGCTTTTGACCCCGCGGCAGTTAACCGTCAACGCGGTATTGTCGGCGCCCTAGAACAGCGTGGCGGCGAAGCGGCTAACAGATCGCTTATGGCTGGGGTTGATGCCCGATCCGCAGAAGAAGTGGCGGCTAACTTGCGCGCGCAAGGTCTGGCGCCGTTGGACATTTCGACTTTAGTGTCTTCACTACGCCAAAAAGCCTCTGAAGCTGAATTTGTCAGTCCGGATCGGTTTAAGATATTGTCAGAGTTTGCGAACAATCTGGAGCGCCGCGCCGCTAAAATGGGTGGTTACATTGACGCTACGGGGCTTAGTTTAGCGCGCCGCGAAATGGGTAGTTTTGTAAGTAGTATCCTGAACACGTCTGATCCTAAAGCGTTGCGTCAAGGAACGGCGCAACTTGTCGGTGAAGCGCAACCGTTAATAGATGAGGCTATTGAAGCCGCCGGCGGGCGCGGCTGGAAGGCGTATCTAAATAGTTTTGCCGAAGGCATGAAAGGTATTGAGCGCCAACAGCTTCAGCGGGAACTTACCAAACTGTCCCCCGCAAGGTTTGCTAAGGTTATGGAGGGTGAAGACACGGAATTCGTGTCAAACATTTTAGGCCCGGGGCGGTTTGATATCAACGCCGAATTGCAAGAGCCGGTCTTAGGCGTCGCACAAAAACTTGGCGGCGACATAAGCGCAACCCGCGCCGTAGCGCAAACAGGTCTTGAAGATTTAGACCCGGCGCAAAAACTTAGTTTGTCCAGCGGCGCGCAAGCAAGCGTCCGCGAAGCATTTGAGCCGGGTACGGCCAACTTCTTTTTGCGTGGTGCGTCGCGTGTGGTCGGCGGTTTGCCGGGCGTATACGGCGGCGGTCAGTTTGCTACGGAAGCGGAAAAGAAGTTAGCTGAACGGCTGTCAACGGGCATCATGCGTAAATTGGCGCCGTCACTAGCGTCACCGTCAAAAGCGGGTGAACTGCTACGGGTGCAGCCTTCGACAGAATATATAGATAGGTTTATGAGCCGCGCGCCGGCAATGGTCCAGAATACAATGGCCCCCATGGCGGCGCGCGCCGAAGGCATCAATACTGAATTGTCGTTCCCTCAGTACGATCCTGAAACCGGTGAACCGTTGATAGATATTGACTATTCCGAAGGTTATCCCGTACCGATATATGGCAGAGTACCCGCCAACAAGATGAGACGCTAATAATGACTTCCATTGACCAGACCCAAGCACAACTTAACACGCACGAACAGGTCTGCGCGTTGCGGTACGAGAGTATCTGCGCGCGCTTAAAACGTTTGGAAACTATCGGTCTGGCCGTGGCCGGCGCCATTCTTTTGCTGCTTATCAAGATTGCTTTTCAGGTGGGTATATGAGTATTGTCTTAGGCCAGCGCAGTCTGTCACGACTTGAGGGCGTCCACCCTGATCTGGTGCGCGTCGTCAAGAAGGCCGCGGCGATGTCCGACCTCGACTTCACGGTGCTAGAAGGCTTGCGTACTGTCGAAAGGCAGAAGCAACTTTTCGCCCAGAAGGCTACGAAGACAATGAACTCGCGCCACATCACCGGACACGCTGTCGATCTTGCACCCATGATCGGCGGTAAGGTATCTTGGGACTGGCCGTTATACCATCGGCTAGCCGAAGTTATGCGCGCAGCGTCCCTAAATGAAAAGGTTCCAATACGTTGGGGTGGAACTTGGAAACTGCTGTCGGCAATAGAAGGCCCGATAACAGCGAAAATTCTCAGTCGGTCGTTTCCTGATGGCCCTCACTTTGAATTGCCACGCGCAAACTATCCCTAATCTTATGGATTTTGGCGACTGTCTTACCTATCAGCTTCATCTCTTCGACAGTAAACCGATCCCCGCGCATTATATTACAGCCGGTGCAAGCAGTCTGCACGTTTCCTTTTATGTGGGGTAGGTTGTTGTCAATCCTATCTAACCCTCGGTTGTCAGTGACAGTGCCGCAGTACACGCAAGGCTGCGTTATAAAGATCAGTATTTCTTCAGATGTCAAATCGCATTCGTCGATACGCTGATACGATTTTCGTAAGTAAACTGCCCGCCCGCGTTGTGTTCGCCCGTACCGCAGCATTCTGGCTTTGCGAAATGCTTTTTGTTCTGGCGTTAATGCACCCCAACGCTCTTTGCGGCGGTCGCGGCCCTTCTTACGATCCCTATGGCATTCCTTGCATTCGTATGATAAACCTAGCGGACGTGATTTTTCGCGGTGGAAGTTCTCTGGGCTAGCTACCAAAGAACGGGTGCAGCGGAAACAAGTGCGGTACGTCATGACACCCTGTTATATGTTCCCCACTAAATTGCAAGGAGAAGTAATATGCTTAAAGGTTATCGCACATACGTTCTGGCTGCAATGGGCGTTCTTTCCGCCGTCGCCAGCTATCTGGTCGGCGACGCAGACCTGATGACGGCGGCTAACGCTGCCTTTACCGCGGGCGCTGTGGCGTTCCTACGCGCGAGTGTCCCTCGCCTGTAGCCAACGCTCACCGTACCAAATAGCTTTACGCATCTCTTGAGCCGCTTCGTCCTTATGGCCTAAGCGGCTCAAGTATTTTAGCATGTTGCCGCGGCAATAACCGGCGAACTCTTCCGGCGACAGCTTGGCCTGAATGAAGTCGATAGCTTCGATCCCGCCGCGCTTGTAATGGTCGGGGTTGATGGCGTCTTTGAACGCCAGCGCTTCGGCCCATGCGCCCGCATCGCTCTTGTCGTCTATCATTTCTTCAGCCCTTTCATAATCTCGACGCGCTCCCGCGCCGTCCGCATTGCGGAGTAACGCTGGTGCAGCCGCCGGGCGATGGCCGGGCGCTTGTGCGTCTTCAATTCAGCGTCCAGCGCCGTCTTCAATTCGTCTTCCGTAAGGTCGGCCAGCACGGCGATCATCGACCGCCAGTTTAGTTTACTCATTTTTCAGTTCCTCTAATGCTATGTCGGACACCGCACGCTTGTCGTGCAGCGCCGCCCATATACGTTCGTCAATACTCTTCTCAGTCAGCATCACGTAGACCCAGACATCCTTCGTCTGGCCGCTGCGGTGCAGCCGCCCGACCGTCTGCTCGTACAGTTCCAGCGACCACGGCAGCGACAGGAACACCATGTGGCAGCCGCCATGCTGAAGGTTCAGGCCATGGCCGGCGGACTTAGGGTGCGCCAGCAGCAATTCGACCTGTCCTGCGTTCCAGTGTTCGATGACGTTGGGATCGTCCATTGTCTTTGCGTGCGGGAAGCGGCGCTTTAGTTCCGCCAACTCTTCCTGATAGGTGTACGCGACGATGGTGTTGGCCCGCTGGTTCTCCGCCAGCAGTTCTTCCAGCCGGTCGAACTTGTGGCTGCTAAACCAGATGGACGGCGTGCCTGCGTCGCGGTTGTAGACAAAGCCGGACGCCATCTGTTGCAGCTTGGTCGTCACCGACGCGGCGTTCTGCGCTACGATCTGGTCGTTGCCAAAGCGCACAACATATTCCCGCTTCATCTTTTCGTAGGGTGCGCGGTCGTCCAGCGGCACGCGCACCTCTGTGACATGGCACGGCGGCAGCTTGTCCTTGTACTCGCCCGGCTCCAGCACGAACGTCGCAGGGCGGATACGCTGCATGACTTGCTCCAACCCACCGGCGGCCGGAACCCACTGGCCGAAGTCGCGGTTGATGCAGATGAAATACTGCTGCATGAACGCGCCCTTGGCGCGGCCCAGCAGCGTCTGGTCGATGATCTTGCACTGGCCGAAGACATCCTCCAGCCCGTTCGACGTGAACGAGCCTGTCAATCCCCAGCGCACCTTGACGTTAGCCAGCAGCTTTTCCAGCGACTTGAAACGTTTGCCGCTGGGGTTCTTTAACCGCGTCAGTTCGTCGAAAACAATTCCGTCGAAGCCTGATAAATCCTCTAGCTTATCTAGGTTATCATAGTTAATAACAACGACACTGGCGTTGCTCTGTAACGCATCCACCCTTTGCGCTGGCGTGCCGACCGCCAGTGCAGGAGTAACGCCAGACCATTTCGGTGCTTCGACAGGCCACACATCTGTGCAGACGCGCTTAGGCGCTACCACCAGCCAGCGTTTGACATGGCCGTCGCGCAGCATCTCATCCATCGCTGTCAGCGTGATAGCCGTCTTGCCCGCACCAACAGGCGCAAGGATCATGGCGCGGTCGCGCTCGTACAGAAACGTCGCCGCCTCTTGCTGATACGGCCTTAGTTGAAACGGGCTAGCCATGCGTCCACATCCTCTACTGACCACAGGCACGCGTAGTGCTGCTTGGTGTGCTTCATTTCATCAGCGAAGATACGCTGCAACGCAGACAGCCGACCGTTAGGCTGCTTCAGTTCTATGAACCAAGCCTCGCCGTTGGGCATACATGCTATGCGGTCGGCCACACCGATCTGCGTAATGCTGCGGAACTTATAGGCAAAGCCGCCGGCTGCCCGCACACGTTTACAGAAGTATCGTTCTATTTCTTTCTCAGTCATGCCGGAGGGCTACTACAAAATTTTTTGCATTTCAAGGCTTGCGTCAAATTTTGTTGTCTGTATGATGGTGGTTCAAACAGTGAAGTGAGGTACAGTATGCAACATAGTAAGATAGTCGGCGGCTCTACCGCCAAACGCGTCATAGCCTGCCCCGGCAGCGTCGCACTGGTGGACACCGTACCGCCAAAGCCCAGCAGCAGCTACGCCGACGAAGGCACGCTCTTGCACGATATGGCCGCCAAGGTTTTGGACACCGGCGCGAACCCCTATGAATTGATTGGCAGCAAATACGCCGAAACCGTTTTAACGGAAGAACTTGTCGAAGAAAAGCTGATACCGGCGCTGCGCGCGCTGGATGAGATAGACCCGCTGGGGGAGATGGAATATGCAGTTGAAAGCCGGGTTGGTTTTGGGAACTTTCTACCTGATGTTTTTGGCTCTACTGATCTTCTTGGGCGCATTGGCGATAGGGCTATTGTTCTGGATTGGAAGTTTGGCGACGGTGTGGCTGTTGAAGTCAAAGAAAACAGCCAGCTACTCTTCTACGCTGCGGCGGCTAAACGCACGGCGGATACGGCTTGGGCTTTTGAAGGCGCAAAAGAAGTCGAACTAATCATTGTGCAGCCGCCCTATGTCAAGCGGTGGGTGACAGACCTTGCCCGCGTTGACGCGTTCGAGAAAGAACTGGCCGCTGCCGTTAAAATAGCGCAGGCACCAGACGCGCCGTTGGCATCAGGCGATCACTGCAAGTGGTGCGCGGCCAAGCCTGTCTGTCCTGTGATGACCGGCGCTGTAGACCGCGCGCTGAAAGCCAAGATTGAGGCGCTGCCGATTGACCAAATATCGCACTATCTGGAACAGGTGCCGCTGATCGAAGGGTTCATTAAGGATTTGCAGCAGTTGGCGCACGGACTGCTGGAAGAGGGACAGAAAGTCCCCGGCTGGAAGCTAGTCAACAAACGCGCCACAAGACAGTGGACAAATGAAGACAAGGCTGTAGCCTTTCTGACCCAAGTAGGTGTAGAAGCATGGGGTAAACCCAAGCCGCTATCACCAGCGCAAGCGGAAAAGGTTTTGAAAAAAGCCAAAATAGAATTGCCGGCGGACTTAGTTGTCGCCGTCTCAACAGGCTCAACCCTTGCGCCCGCGGATGACCCGCGGCCAGAGGTTTTGCAAATCGGACAGACGCTTACCAAGGCCATGTCTAAAATCCAGTAACAGAAAAGGTACAATATAATGTCGAATATCACTACTTTTGGCGGCGCTAACTTGCCGTCCGTTCAGTCGCTCTCCGGTGCGCTGCGTTCCATTCAGTCGGAAGTTGCGCCGGGCGGCACAGTCATCCTAAAGATGGACAAGACAGGCCATTGGGTTTTCGGTGCAGTACCAGACCGAAGTCGAGGAAGACAGCCTGTGGGCCGCTAATCCGTTCTCGTTCGTGCATGGCTACATCGCATGGGGCAAAGGCGAAGTGTTGGCTGAAAAGCTAGTGCCGGTGTCAGAGCCGCTGCCGCAGCTTGACCCTGCGCCTGCGGGTGCAGAACGCGGCTGGGAAATGCAAGTCGGCATGATGCTGGTTTGCACCAACGGTGAAGACAAGGACATGCAGGCACGCTTTACGGCTACGTCAGTCGGTGGCAAACGTGCTGTGCAGGCATTGGCAGTTGCCATTGCCGATCAGGTCGAGAAAGACCAGAATAAGCCAGTACCGCTGATCGAACTGAAGTCAGAGCATTACCAGCACAAGACCTATGGCCGTATCTATACGCCAATCTTTGACATCACCGATTGGGTGTCGATGGATACAAATACGGTTGAAGAAACAGAGGACGCGGAGTTGGAAGTCGCCGCTGAACCTGGAGCCGCTGAAGGTGCGCGCCGTCGTCGTCGCGTAGCCTAACAGGGGGCGAAAGCCGGGGCGCGTTGGGGCGCTCCGGCGAGTAGCAGAAGAGTGAGAACTTCTATGTCAATACTTTGGTGCGATTTCGAAACACGGAGCCGGTGCGACCTTCGCAGCCGCGGCGTGTACAATTACGCGATGGACGCCAGCACCGACGTGCTGTGCATGTCCTACGCATTTGACGGTGAAGACGTGCGGACGTGGCTTCCTAGTGAGCCTTTCCCGCAAGCTGTGCGCGACCATAAGGGCCTGATCTACGCCCACAACGCAGCGTTCGAGCGTCTGATATTCTGGTATGTCCTGCAAATCGACTTCAAGCTGGAGCAATTCTATTGCACCGCAGCACAGGCCCGCGCCAACTGTGCGCCGGGCAGCCTTGAGGATGTAGGCCGCTTCGCCGGCGCCACCATGAAGAAAGACCATCGCGGCGGACAACTGATCCGCGCACTGTCCATCCCGCAGTCCGACGGCACATTTCGTGAGGACGCCGCGCTGATGCAGGAGATGGTCGATTATTGCGAACAGGATGTCAGGGCCATGCGCGCTATCGCGCAGGCGCAACGTCCGCTGTCCGACGAAGAACTGGCTGACTATCACGTCAACGAACGGATCAACGACCGCGGCGTGCTGCTCGACAGGCCGCTGGCGCTGGCCGCCGTGCGTTATGCTGAAGCGGAGATGGTCGAGATACAGAACATCGTCGCAGAGGTGACGAAGGGTGAGATTAAGTCCGTCCGCAGTCCAAAGATGCGTAAATGGGTGCTGGACCGTGTGGGGCCGCAGGCGCTTGAATTGGCGACCGTTTACAAAGACGGCGAAGCCAAGCTATCTATCGACAAGAACGTGACGGGCAAACTTGCTGGCACTGGCGGAGGAGAACCCTGATGAAGTGCCATCGGAAGTTGCGGAAGTCATCCAGTGCGCGGACGATCTGTGGGCATCGTCCGTCGCGAAATTTAGCCGCGCCGCGGCGCTTGCTGATGAGGAAGATTTTCGCGTTAGAGGAGCGTTTGTTTTTGCAGGAGGTAGCGCTACTGGCCGCGCTTCATCATTTGGGCTTCAGGTCCATAACTTCCCGCGCAAGTGTGCCGACGACCCTGCATTAGTGCGGCAGGCTATGGTCCGCGGCCATAGTATAGTCCCTGAGCATGGCCGCCGCGTCACTGACGTGCTGAAGGGTATGCTGCGCCCTGCGCTGATGGCCGACAAAGGCAAGCGGCTTGTCGTCGCTGATTGGGCCGCTATCGAAGCGCGGGTGACGCCATGGGCGTCCAACAGCGTCTTTGGTGCGAACAAGCTGGACATCTTTGCCAAGGGTGAGGACGTCTACAAGCACAACGCCATGGCGACCTTTCATGTCAGCTATGACGACGTCGATAAAGACCAGCGCCAGATCGGGAAAGTTCAAGAGTTGGCGTGCGGTTTCGCCGGCGGCGTAGGAGCCTTTGCCAGCATGGGCCGCATTTACGGCCTGATGATGTCGGAGAGCGACGCAAAGCGCATGGTGGACGCATGGCGCCGCGCTAACAAGTGGGCTGTGCCTTACTGGTCTGGCCTTGAGGACACCTATATGCGCGCCATGCGGAACAAGGGCCGCGAGTTCACCGTCGGGCGGATCACATATTTATTTGATGGACTGCATCTTTGGTATGCCCTTCCGTCGGGCCGTGTGTTATGCTATCCTTTCGCCCGTTTCGACGAGGAAGGCAATCTAACCTATGCCAAGGCTTCATGGAAGCCAGCCGCTGACGCTAAGGAGTGGCCTAGGGCGCGGCTGTGGCGCGGTCTGGCGTGTGAGAACATCACGCAGGCGGTCGCCAACGATTTGCTGCGTCATGCCTTGCGCCGGCTGGACGACGTAGTGCTGCACATCCATGATGAAATCGTCTTGGAAGTGCCAGAGGATGAAGCCGAAGCCGCCGCAGCGCGGCTGGTGCAAATTATGTGTGAGCCGCCACCTTGGGCGTCGGGTTTACCCCTGAACGCAGAAGTGGCAATAATGGAACGATACGGAAAGGGTTAAGCGATGAGTGAGGATCGCATTAAGTTTATCGAATATATAACAGGTCTGGCCGCTGACAATGTCGGCGAGACAGCCCTAGTCGTGCGCCAGAAGCCGCAATATGACAGCGACGGCAACATGATCTACCACGCAGATGACGTGCCGAAGGCGACGTTCCCTGCGTTCCTGCCGAAGAAAACGGCCCGCATACGAAAGAAGGCGAGGCAGTGGTATGTACAACACGAGGCTCGTTCATCGTTGACCGTCTTTATAGACGGCAACGCCACGCCGCCGAAGGGCAGCAACGTCGAATATGTCCTGTTCATGATGCGTGGACGACATCGGCACGAAATCAAAAGAGCCGTCGCTGCCGCCGACATGGGTGTTGGAGACTAGCGAAGGTTCGTTCCAGTGGGGCTACGCGTTTAGCGAACAGCCGCGCAAGGGTGACTTTTGCGCTGCTATCAAAGCCATCGCCGACGCAGGCTACACTGATCCCGGCGCGACTAACGCTGTCCGCAACTGCCGCATCCCCGGCAGCGTCAACCTGAAGCGCGGACGCAATAACTTTCCCGCGCGGCTGGTGTCGTTCAACCCAGACCGCGAATATACGCTGGGCGAAATCTGCGAGGCGCTGGGCGTCACGCCAGAGGAAGGCGACACAGCCGAATATAAAGCCGTGCAGTTGCGCGACACGGGGCTGGACAATGTCCTGACATGGCTTGGCGAACAGAACCTAGTCCTGTCGCACACCAACGCAGACGGCTGGTGCGCTATCGTCTGCCCTAACCATGCTGAACACAGCGACGGCATGATTGAGGCGCGCTACAAGCCGCTGGACCGCTCGTTTTGCTGTTATCACGGACACTGCCAGCATTTAGATAGCCGGACGTTTCTGGATTGGGTAGCTAACAACGGTGGCCCGAAGGTAACGCCGGGCTTGCGTGACGAACTGATCGCCGAACGCATGGCGTCGATGTATGACAAGATCGCACCTAATGAAGCCTTCCCTGATGAGGCGGCGGCGCGGGTGCGTGAAGTCGAGAAAAAAGAAGCTGGACGGCTGGAACAAAGCGAATGGTTCGAGCGTTTCGCTTATATACAGTCCGATGACTGCTATTTTGACATGGTGACGCGCCAAGAAATAGCGAGGAACGTCTTTAACGCGTTGTTCCGTCACGTTGACTGCCGCTCCATTCACAAAAAGACGCAGCGTATACAGGCGTCCATCTATTATGACGAACGGCGGCAGGATCGCGGCGCGCCAGCGCTGTCGGCGGTGACGTTTGCCGCTGGCGATGACGTGCTGGTGACGCGCGACGGGTTGGTTTACGGCAACCGCTGGACGGACTCCCGCCCTGACGTGTCGGGCAGCGATATAATCGCCGATCATGATGTCGAGCCGTGGCTAGAACATTGCCGCAATCTGGTGGCAGATGACGAAGAACTAGACCACATCCTTAACGCTATGGCGTTCAAGATACAGCACCCTAACATCAAGATAAACCATGCTATCCTGATCGGCGGTGACGAAGGCGCTGGTAAGGACAGCATGTTCCAGCCTTTCCTGTGGGCGCTTGGCGGTAAGCATTGGCGCAACAGGTCAGTCATTGAGGCTGGCGGCTTGGATAGCCAATGGGGCTATGCGCTTGAGGCGGAAGTCGTCATCCTGAACGAGTTAAAGGAACCAGAGGCGCGCGAACGTCGCGCTATGGCGAACAAGCTAAAGCCGCTGATCGCTGCACCGCCTGAAACGCTGTCTGTCAATCGTAAGGGTATGCACCCCTATGAGTTGGTAAACCGGCTTATGGTGATAGCCTATACCAACGATCCGCTGCCTATCACGCTGCCGACGCAGGACCGCCGCTGGTTCTGCGTGTGGACGCGCGCGCCACGTATGACGACGGCGGCCGCCAAGGCGCTGTGGGGCTGGTATGAGAATGGCGGCTATGAAAAGTGCGCTGCATGGCTGCATCAGCGTGACGTGTCTGCGTTCAACCCTGCTGCTGCACCTCCTGTCACCGAATGGAAGCTGAACATGGTCGAGCATGGCATGAGTGTAGCCGAAAGCTATCTTGTGGACATGATGCGGCTTCGGTCGGGCGTGTTCGCTGACGGTGTCATCGGCGGGCCGTTCCACCGTATTTGTGACGCGCTGGCCGTCAACGTGCCTGCTGGCGTGAAGATACCACAGGCGGCATTGCTTCATGCGTTAAAGGAAGCTGGCTGGATAGATATGGGGCGGATCGGTTCGACTGAACTGCCAACCAAGAAACATATTTTTGTCGCGCCTGACTTGGCTAAAGATCGCACCAAATCAGACTTGCGCCGCATGGCGGAAGAATTGCCAAAGTCGGGGATCATGCCGAACATAGGTAAGAGTTGACGCGAACGTCAACGCGATGATATACAGATAAGGTCGGCAGTGCTCCGCTGACCTTTTTAAGCCGCCGGTGTCCTCACTCCACCGGCGGCTTTTTATTTGTCTAAAAGCGAATGTCGTCATCGGCCCATTCGTAAATGTCCCAGCCGAAATTGTCGTGCAGGAACTGGCGCAGGGTCATTCGCCCTTCTCCCGTATCTCCAGCCCACGCACTTCCAGTGCGCGGCGGATTGCGCCTATAGCCGCCTTGGCGATACGCTCGCCCCAAAGAGGGGAGCCGAGGTCGATGCCGCGCATTGCCATTTCTTCGGCAATTACACCCTCTTTGACTGCTTCCAGCAATTCCGCGTTCACGACAACACCTTCCCACCGCCAAGAACATCGGCGGCGTCTTGTAGGCCTTGCAAATAGGCCTCCTGCAACAAGTGCTCGATTGACATTGACGTTCCCCCGCCTTGAAGGAACGGCCTTGTTCGGCGGGATAGAAAGCCAAGCTGGTCAGCGGTGAATTTTACACCACTCGTCCGGTGCCGAGCGACATACGGTTTTTGCTTCTCGTTCATGTCGTTTCTCCTTTGGTTGTTACAAACCCTATGACGGGATCGGTTTTTGTTATAGGTTTTGTATCCTTATTTTATGTTAGTAGCGCCCAAACAAACCATGCCCCCAACGATATGCAGCCAGCTGCGGGAACGGTGAACAAAGCTCCAATGTTGTAGTGGCCCTCGGTGTATTTATCTTCGGTGGCCCATGCAAACGCGGCGATTGTAATCATAGTTGGAATAATCCATGCGCAAACAGTGACAGTCATTGTCCCTTCTCCCGTATCTCATAGCCACGCGCTTCTAGTTCGGCGCGAATGTGGCCTGCATTTTTAACAACTGTGCCTTCGTCCCACGCCAATTCTTTCAGTGCCTCCACCAGCGGGTCAGGCTTGGGGACAATTAGGCTTTTAAGTGTTTCCCAATCGTCCGTTTTGGTTGCGTAAACATAGGAATACACAATATCGCTCACCTCTTGCTTAAAGGCTTCGTGCGCTTCGAGGGCGCGGCATAGTGCTTCAACGAAACCGTTTTTTTTCCTATAAAATGTAGTCCATCTCGGAATAGCGCGTTCGTCTGATACCTCATTCATCAGCGCCAAGGCTTTTTGTTCAATCTCAGTCATATGTTATCTCAATCTGGTTATGGTGGTGACGCCGTTCTCCGACCGGCACATAAACTGCTTGTCGTTCCTTATGCCGTATTGCGAGACGTTGCGGCTGGTGCGCTTGGCATCGCCCTTGTTGGTCGCTGGCATGGTAGCGCTCTCGCCTACGGCTAGCGTTTCCATTGGGTAGAACATCGGTCGGCTCATTTGCCTTGCTCCCGTTCACGGTCGGCACGACGTTCGGCAAATGTCTTGCCGTCTAGCCCGCGCAGCGGCCATGCGCTGTCGGATGAAACGCGATGCTTGCGCCCTAGTGGCGCGGCCTGTTGAGTCTTTATCATGTCATCTGATCCTATAGTTGGATTGAAATATCTGGTTTAGGCTTGGCTTTGCTGTCGTTCATGCGATCCAGCCAGTATTTTTGCGCCGGTCCAGCCGTGCGCGCTGCATGGTATTTGAACAGCGCCAAGGCTAGCGGGTCATACCCCCGCCATGTGTGCGTGACAACAGGCGGCGAGGGCGTCATGGGCGCAAGATCGGCCCGTGTGAGCCTCTCCCTACCCTTGGCGGCCTCTTCAACGTCCTGCATGGTCAGGCGGACGTTAAACTCGCGGGATACGTGCTGCATGACGGCGCTCTTGTCGCTGATATAGCTGCACAGGTGCTGTATGCGCTTGCGGACGGCGTATTCCATTATCGGCGGTCCTTTTTGATGTATTTGCCGGTCTTGGGGTCGCGCATGATTGCGTTGCGTTTCCAATATAGCAATTCGGCTGCGTCGCGGGTCCATGCCTTGCGGAACCATGCGCCCGCCTTGTGCGTGNCCCATAGAATAAACAGCGTAGCGGCTTGCAGCGCGACAAGCGCGACGATAGCGATTTGTTCATATGTCATAGTCAATCATCCAATAATAAGGTCAAAAGGAATAGGGCGGCTCCAGCGAC